TCATACGGTCGGAAGAGAAGGCCAGCGAATAGCAGGCGCTACTGAAGCATCAATGACCTGTAATGCATCAATATAATCCAGCCAGCTATTCAGCCTGGTTTTTTCGCTTTCACTGATACGCCCTAAAAGCAGTTTTGATTGCCAAATACCGATGGTCGATTGTGCCGCTGACAATAACGTCTGTCGTTCCTGCTCTGCGGCTTCAACCTGGGCGGTATGTTGTGCCTGAACATCCGTTATCCAGGCCTTGCCATTCCAGACATCATAAGAAGTTGATGGTTTAAGAGGCGTGGTATCGGCAGGATAATCTCCGGCTGCTGTAATTTCTACCGCCATGCCGTCTTTTATCGAATAGACCGTTTCACCGCGATGATCGGTAACAATACTCCAGCTGCCATTCTGATATAACGCCGTGCTGCCTTTCTCAAAAGTGGGCGGCGCGACGGCAGTGCTGTTGGCAGGTAAACCGACACCCTGCGGTAAATATTCTTCATTTGCGCCGAGATATTCCCCTGTCGAGGCATTATAGTTATAAACAACCAGCGAGCCGGACGTTATTGCCAGGCCATGATTATCCAGTGTTACGTTATTCATTATGCAGCCCTCACGATATAATTAAAGGCGATATTTCGGGGTCTGGTTTCTGTTGCGGTATTTACTGCGCGTGAGGCATCAAATATCGTTTCATCGGCATTAGCGCTACTGCCAGCTCCGGTTAAATTGACATATTGACCGCCAGTATTATTAGAAACAGAGAAAACACCATAAGCCTCAACGATTGCACCACCTCCTTGGAGTGGTACTGAACGAGAGCGAAAACGGCCTGTCATATTCTGGATAGCAAAATTTTGTATAGACAAAAGCGCTCGCCCACTATCCACCCCGCGTCCGTCATCCCAGCCGCGGATAAACTCACCGCGCAAATCGGGCAATTTCAGGCCCGGATAAGCCAGCGCGAGTTTTGGGTACTGGGCGGCGGTAAACACAGCGCCATTGCACTTAAGCCATCCCGCAGGGGCGGTGGCTGTCGGCCACGGTACCGGCACGCCCACGGGCAGCGCAGAGCCATCACCCAGCCCTAGATTTTCCAGCGCTTTTCCCTGCGCGCCAGCACCGTCGCTTTTGATATCGCCGAACGGGTCCTGGCGCGAGAGATATAGCTTCGCCAGCCCTTGTTTCATTAATAGCTGAAAGGCAGACAGATTGCCGTTGTCGAGGACATCGGCGCCGGTCTGCTCGGCGATAAACTGCGCCAGCGCGGAGGCAACAAACGATGACTGACGAATCGCTTTATTCACCTGTGCAGAAGCGGCTTTGCCGCTGGTAAACCCCTGACTCAGCGCAGGCAACGTTTCCCAGTCAGCCTGCGAGGTCACATTTGCACCTGCGCCCGTGGCGAACGGTTTAAAATCATTTTTAGCCATTACAGTTTTTTCCCCCATGCGCCATCGTCAAAGCCGACGATGTATTGGTTGTCCATATCAAATCCAAAGAAGCGCGTCCCGACGGACGGCGCGAGAAGATCGCCGGACCAGACGCCGGCCGCTTTTACGGTTAAATATCCCATCCGGATAGCCGCAATAAGCTCAAGCGAAACGCTCTCCAGAGAGGTTTGTGGAAAAATCAGCACCGATACCGTCATGTCCTGATGGTCGATAATCTGCATACCCAACCCTGAGCCCGACGTTGCGGCATCCAGAATCGCGGGCAGCGAATCGTTCTGACCGTCCCACTGGTTGATGGCGATTTTGGCGCGCAGGATCACGCGGTAGGTGTCGTCACTGAGCGCCGTAAAGCCGTCGTCCGGGTCGAACGGGCCTTGCCAGACGCCGCGGTCATAGCCCGGCCCGTCATCGTCCCAGCTGAAGTAGATATCCTTAATGGGCTCTTTTACGTACCGCGAGCGGCCAATCCATTGTCCAAGAATGTCGAGCTGAACGCCGGTGGCACTGTCGATATCAAACGCCTCCACCAGCCCCTGAATCGTTGTGGCGGAATCCACAAAGTGGCGGGTGGCGAGATCGACGCTGTTGAAATAACGCGGCTTCGTGGCGTGATAGTTGGTAATCAGTTCGGTGTATTTACTCATGCCGTGACCACCAGGGTGATGTTGTCAGGCGTGCAATACGCCGCCTCGTCATAGGCGATATCAATATTCATCGTCGCAAGCGTGTCTGACGTACGGCCCAGCATCAGCGAGATAATGTCGTAGTAGCGTGCGTTGCCGCCGCTCACCACGCCGAGATTCGCTGGCGAATAAACGCGACTTAACAGCACGTCATCCCCGATGGAAAGCGAATTGATGTACTCCGCCACGGCCGCTTTGATCTGCGCGCCGATTTCCGTGGTGTATCCCGTAAACGCGTTGAGACGAATGTTGACCTGCACAGGAACGAGCGTCGGACGGGAAAAGCGAATAACGTGCGGATAGCCGTAAAGATCGGCCACGTTTACTGCCAGCGCGCCCGCGGTCGCGACGCCCTGCCCTTTTTTGCCCCGGATCACCTGCGCAATCTCAGTGACATCGCCCCCTTCAACGATGGCACAGATCGCGTGCGGTGGCAGGCCGTTGGCGTCAGGCCGGGCCGTGTCATTTTCGTAAAGCTTATGGCGGCTTACGCCGTGAATATTGGCGATCGCGCCGTCAAGCGCATCGAACGGCGTCAGGGATGCCAGCGCCACGCTCTGCGTCTGCCTTTTACGCAGCTGCGCGTCCGTTTCAGCGGCAATGCCGACGATGGCAGCCTGCGGATTCGTCACCGACACCCAGCCGCGCGTTGGCGTCGCTATCTGACTGACCGTACCCGGCAGCGCGACGACTGGCCCTGCCCCGGTGCAGGTAGCAGTAAACAAACCGCTGCCACTCACCGGAATGGTGATAGTTTGCGCCAGCGCCCACTGCGCGCCGTTGGCATCGCGGATAACGCCCGCCACGATAAGCGCTCCCGGCTCACCGGTGACCAGCACATCGACAGTAGAATGTGTCGCGCCGTGGCGGCGAATGCCGTTGATTTTGACATTTGACGATAGCCCACGACCCATTGCGGTGGCGGGCGAAAAGGCGTTGTAGACGGCAAGGGCCGCGTTGTTGTCATCGTGGATCGCGAGCGCCAGCAGCGCGACCAGCTGGCCGTCTTTACTGTCCGGTTCAAGATAGGCATCTTCGCCATAAATCTGGCGGAAATAGCGGGTAAGTGTCGCGAGGATGGTCTGATAATCAGGCGCGACCGGGCCTTCCGGGGTGACCTGCATGGCCAGCCCCAGCGTATCAATATTCAGCGGCATTACGCCTCCGCGGTCAATGTGGTGGTGCCGTAGACGGTGTCGATTTCCGCGAAAAATGAAACGCGCCGCGTGGAGGTATCCACCGTTGAGTTAAAAGAGATAAGGGCTTTCACACCGGGTGTTTCAAGGATGCGCGCCTGAATGGCAAGCTGGTAAATCTCCGGTTTCTGTTTGCCAAGCACATTCTGGCGCCAGGGCGTGCCCTGTGTAGTATCGAGGAACCACTCGCCGGACCAGAGTTCAAAGCGGGTTTTTACCGCCTGCGCGACAGCTTCTGGCGAACGCACAAGCCAGGTGTTTTCGCCCCGCCCGAAGGTGTAATCGCCTTCGTTGTCTTCACGTCGGTATCTCATTGCGCCCTCCCCGTGTTGCTGCCGCCAGACTGCACGCCCGTGTGCGTGTGACTGACAAGGCTGATGCCTGCGGCTTTGACATCGGTCTGAACGTTCACCGGTCCTTGTAACGTCGCACCGCCACCGTTATCGCCCATTCCTTGGGTCAGGCTACCGTTAACGGTGACGTTGCCGTTGAGGATGATGGACGGTGAGGTAATCACAGTGTCGCCCTGCGCGCTGGCGGTAAGCCTGCCGGGCGTGCGTAGCGTTATGTCATGTCCGGCGGCGAGTTCAATCACCGCCGCGCCATCATCGGTACGTAACTGCGCCGCGCTGGTACTGATACCGCTGATTTTACGCCGCTGCGACATTGGCCCCACCAGTGCGAACGCATCAGACAGATCGTGCATGCGCGGATCCACAGGCTCCTGAACATCGCCGCTCTGCCACCAAAAATCGATACAGCGGTCAGCGAATATCACCAGACATTCATCGCCCGGCGTCACCGGAAAGGTCAGCGTGCAGCCGCCGCCGCGAGGAAACACGACCGGCACATCCACCAGCAGCGGCAGCTTCACGCTACGTGCCCTGCCGTCCACGTCGCTGCGTTTGCCGAGAATGGCGGGTTGCACCACGCAGGTCACGGTCTGCGGATTAAAAGACTGAATAATGCCGGGCAGCGCCACGCGAAGCCCGGCACTGATGTGGTTCGCCAGCGCAGCGGCCAACTCCTGCTGGCCGCCGAGCCGCGCTTCTGTTGAAACAGGCATAAAAACTCCTGGCACCGCTGCCCCCAGGCGAACGGCGAGAAAAAGAAGAAAGGAGAAATGTGCTGGGAAAGGTTATTCGTTTTGCAGTTCACGCGCGCCGCGCGGCTCGCACGTCAGTGTCATATACCAGTCCTGACCACGAGTGTCGCCATGCCACTCGATAGCCTTGACGATATACACGCCGTCGGCGGCAAGCGCAGCGGGCTGCGCTACGGGTTGAGTGAAAACGCCGTCGCGCATGATGACACCGTCGCGGTCCACTTCCTGAAGCGGTCCCTCGCTTGCGCCGAGCGTCGCATCTTCATACGCGACGCGCTGCACTGACGCCTGATCGAATTGCACCAGGCCGTTTAAACGGATGTTCGGATTAATCAGGCATTGCACGTTAACCCCGTCTTTCAGGGTCTGTTGCGCCGTGCCAAGAAGCCCGGTGCGGCTGTTAAGCAGCACGGCCTCATGAACGTAGTTCGTCTCCGGCACCATCCGCAGTTGCCCGTCGCTCAGCTGCCAGGAAGCGTCACACTGACCAGCCACGTTTTCCATGACCTGACGCGCGGGAAGCCACAGGGTGCGGCCACGCGGAAATGCCATGTCGGGCATAATGCCGGTCGCGCCCGCCGAGATGCCGTACTGACCGAAACTCTGCGCCGCCAGCTGATGCACATCGCGGACGCGATATCCCGCCGCCAGCGTTTTCTCCACGGTGGCGTAGAGATAGGCCTGATGACCGCTTATCGCCTGAATTTTTACCCAACTGTCGACCTGCGCCGTTTTACCGGTCAGCGTAAACCGGATGTCACCAGAAAAAATCATCCCACTTCCCGACGCGCCATCGTGAGTCTGATAACCGGCAAACAGTTTGATTTGGCTGAACTCTCTGAGCAGGATCCGGTTGCGGGTATCCGGATGCAGATTGTAAATAGTGACGCTGGCGACGGAGGTCGCCGCCGTCGCTTTACTGCTCACCACAAATTCCACTTTGAAATCGTTAAGCTGCAACCCGCGCCCTTCTTCGGTCAGCAATTGCAGTTCGAAATCACGCATCCAGTTTCGGGTCATAGCGGCTCCGTCAGTACATAGAGGTGACTGGTGAGGCCGGGCGTGTCTTTTCCGGGCGGCATGTCGTCATCGCTGACCACATACAGCGCAAAGCCGAACGCCATGTGGCTGTGCTGCGCCAGCAGATCCTCGCCCGGCAACAGCGGCAGCCCGACTAACAGCCTTTGTCCGGCGCTGTCCTCAATGTCCATAATCCAGGCACCGTCACGCCAGATAAGCCGCAGCTGATACGTCGAACCGTTAAGGTCGATGGAAAAGTGCTGGTTATCTGGCGTAAGGGGAATTTCATACATCGCCATTTAACCTCCTGTGACGGCGTTCAGGCGGTTTGCGCTGACCGGCACCGCTGATTTGGTGCCGCTGTTGCTCACACCCGTTGTCGAAACGCCCATTTTCATTTGCGACTTTGTGACCACCTGCACATTTTCCCAGTGCGAAATGATTATCTCGGTCAGCGTCAGCGTGCAGGCGAGCACATATTCGGTGGAGGCATCGGTCGTGACATCGATACCCGTCAGCAGCATGTTTTGATAGATGCGCTTGCCGGTGACGACATCAAGCAACTCCGGCGGATCGAGCAGATCCCGCAGCGCCTGGTAGATCTCCTGCGGCTCTTTACCAAGCTGACGCCACGCCGTGGCCTCGCTGGCAAAATCCAGCAGCGCGCCGCCGCTACCGAAGCCGCATTTCATAATCAGCGTCGCGGGAGAACGCCAGGCGTGATCGGCAATCGCAGCGCCAAATTCTACCGGGTGGGAGGTGACGTTAAGCGTATCCTTATGGTTTTCCGAAATAACCACATCCGGCACCAGCACGCCGATACGCCGTTGATTATTACGAAACAACGTTGAAAGAAAATCCATTAGCGCACCCCCGTGGTCAGGGTCTGCACCAGGCGACCGTTAACATCATTCATCTGCCGGGCGACCTCTTCACCCAGACGGGCTGCATCCCCTGTGCCGTACACGTTGATGTGCGTCGTCTGGTTCAGGCTTGCTCCGTCGCGCGTTACCGCGCCTGAGACGTTGCCCGATGGCAGCGCAGACCAGTTCATGAGCAGCGGCGAGCCTATCGCCTGTTGCTTCTGCTCAAGCCCCAGGACGCCGAACGGTGCTTCATCCGGGGCCACTTCACTGAACAGGTAACGCGACGCTGCCAGCCCTTTATCCCTCAGCGCGTAAACGGCTTTTTGCTGCCACTGCATTACCGGATGCTGAGCAAAAGCGACCGCCGCCGCCTGGAGCGAGTCCCACGCGCCGGAAAAATCACCCTGCGTAACTTTCGTGAGCGCCTCCAGCAGCGATCCCAGCACGCGAATACTGCTACGCACGCCTTCAATGATTTGCTCGAAAAGCCACTTTGCGCTGAAATTTGACGTGTCGATATTAAGCAACTTCATGAAGGCGGAGAACGCTTCACCCAGCGCGACGCCGAGCGCGGCGATGTTGTCGGTAAGAAACTGGAAATCCGTTTTCAGGCTGCCAATAGCTTGCAGAGCGTCCTGGATACCAGGCGCCCATTTCGACCAGTCGATCAGGCTGTCACCGCCGCTTTTCCATGTCTGATAGTCGTCCCAAAGCAGCGCCAGCGCGCTGACGAGCCCGAGGATCATGCCAATCGGGGTGGCGAGGAAGCCCGCATTCAGCACGCGCCACGCGGTCAACAACCCGCCGAGTACGCTTATCACAATCTGGCTTTGAGCATCGAGTTGGCCCCAGAGCGTGACAATGCCGCCCACCGCATCCAGCACGCTGCCGACAATGGTAATGAGCTTATCCAGCGCGACAGCAATTCCATCGACCACGCTGTCCGTTACCGCCATGATTTGCGGCAGGTTGTCTGTCACTTTGCCGAGCAGTTTTTCAAGCGGCCCGACAAGGCCTGCCGCGAGGTCGCCACCAACCTTATGGGTCACGATGTTCTGCACGGTGGCCAGGCCGTTAACCGCTGTCATATAACGGTGTCCGGCCTGAGCAGATGCGCTGGCATCGAACCCTACCTGCGAAGCCATCATGCGGGAATCCTGAAGATAGCCGCTTAAGCCTTGCCGCATGGCGTTCAGCATGTCGTCATCAATGCCCAGCGCTTTTGAAAACCGTTGTGCTTTATCCAGCGGTAACGCGGCCAGCTTCTGACTGAGCGCGTCGAAGATCTCTACGGTATCGCGCAGATTGCCCTGCGCGTCACGCATGTTAATACCAAGCGAGCCTAATACTGCCCCCGCCCCGGCGGGGTTTTGCATAAGTTTGCTAACATTTTCGAGCGAAGCCTGGACCTTTCCTGCATCCATGCCCGCCTGTTGAAACGCGTAACCCAGTGCGGTAATTGCTTCGGCAGAAGCGCCGCTGCGCTGGCTGGCGCGCCAGATCTCGTCAAGCCCTCGCGCCGTTTGTGTTGTAAAAGCCAGCACGTCCGCAATGGCGGGCGCGACGGCAAGGCTTAGCCTGCGCATGCCCGCCGCCACGTCCGTAGCTACCTGGCCGATGTTTCGCAGGCCCATCTCATCAGAGCGGGTTGCGGCATCGGCGTTGGCCTGCGCCAGTTCTGTGGCCATTAGTTGTCCCCCCAGCGTTCAAGACGCGCCTGGTTATCCGCTTTCAGATCCAGCCAGTCGTTCATCAGCGCGATATCGCACAGATCCACCGCACCAGATTTCAGATCGCTCCAGGCGATTCGGAAGGCCTCCGCCGGGCGGAGGATATACTCTTCTCCCCCCGGCAAGGTATCCAGCGTTACGCCGCAGCCACCCCGTGCGTCGGCGCGCCGGGGAGCTCTTGCAAAAAATTTCCCAGCGAATCGGCCACCACCCGGGCCGCCAGTTGCAGCAGCGTCAGCAGACAAATATCGTCAAACGCCATCTCGCCATGCCGGAACACCGGCACCCAGGCTTTCATATGTTCGCGCGACACCACAGCGAGGCAGGGATGAAGAATGGCATTACAGTCTTCATCGCTCAGCGCGCTGACGGCTTCGGCTATCTTTGGCAGTAGCGCATTAAACGGTGCGCCTTCGCTGGTAGCAGAAGGCGGGATCTCACGAAAATCCGCCGCCATCCCGGCGAGCACCGGGAGCAGTTTTCGGGAGACTTTCAACTGATCGAAAACGCTGAGCTTCGCGATACGGTAGTTCGCGCCTTTAATCGTAATTTCCATTGTTAAAACTCCCCCAGCACCTGATCGATTTTGCCGCAGTCGAATTTCCATTCGACCACGCCCGCCTCTTTGGCGTTGGTATACTCCGGCATCTGCTGGAAGGCGACAGAACGCGCGGTGGTGATATCGCCGGACGCGGCATTGCGGATAACAATGACATTGTTGCCCCAAAGTGATGAGGATTGCGTCTGTGCGTTATAGGCCAGCGAGAGCTTTTTGTTGGCTGGCGACGTTTTCAACAGTTTGACGCTGATCGTGCCGCTTTTGCCCGGATGCAGGCTGTGCATCACTTCACCATCAGCACCTTCGGTCATGGTATTTTTTGCGCCGGTCATGGTGACCGTAATCCCCTCTTCCGCGACGCAAGCACCGCTACCGAGATCAATAACGCCGGTCGGGCCGGCAAGTGTGGCGGTGACATCAAGAAATGAATAACCAGACATAATGACTCCTTATCGAACGACATTAATCAAAACATCGGCGTAGTGCACCGCACCCGCCAGTTTGCAGGCCACCTGAATGACCGGGGCTTTGCGCGCTTCACGATCCGACTGCGCCTGGTCGGCGATCGGCGCGGCGTAGACGTAATACCCTTTGGTCAGGGTATCGCCAGCGGCAAGCTCGCCGATGTCGCCGCCGTTCCAGACGCCCGGTGCGATAAGCCCGCTGGAGAGAGCCTGATCCAGCGACTGCTCGACATTCGCCAGCAGGCGCGTGACGCCGGCATCGGTCTGCGGAATTTTGGTGGTGCTGGTGTAGAGAAGATTGAAGAGGTTGGTCTGCACATAGTTTTGCAGCCAGTCGAGGCCGTGACGTTCGTCGATGAAATCGCCGTTGCTCATCACGCCTTCCTGGATGATGGCGGTGTCATTGCTGTATTTCACAAAGACGTTGCAATTTTTACTGCGCAGCGCGCTGGCTTCGTTTTGCGACAGGTCTTCGGCGCTAACGCCCGGTTCCTGCTTGAATTTCAGCGTAATGGCCGTGTTGTTGCCGTTGAAGTTCACCGTGAAGGCGCGTCCAAACAGCGAGGCGGCTGCGAACGGTTTACTGCTGGAGTACTGGGTAAACGTCCGTGCGAATCTGGCGGCTTTAAGCGTAGAGGCCAGATCGTCCTGACTGGCGACATCCCGCGCACGGGTGTCGGCGATCGTGTGGCCGAAAATACGCGAGACGGCATCGGCTTCGATGACTTCCGCTACCGCCAGTACGTCTTCAGGTGTTACGTCAATATCCGCTACCACCAGCCCGTACCAGTCGCCAGAGCGCGCCGCCAGGGTACTGACGCACTCTGCCAGCGTTTCGTTACGCTGGCCCGCCACCGTCGTGGCGCCTGCACTTTCGCTAAGCCCCAAAAGTACGGAGAGATCGTTGCCGGTGGCGGGCGCGTTGGCAAAACCGACGCCGGTGTTATCCCCCGTGGAGGACGAGGCCACAACAAAACGGCCCGTGCTGGCATCCCAGCGGATTACCGCGCCGACCAGCGCCTGCTGAATACGCGCGGCGACCCCCGCCAGAGTCGTTTCTTTCGTCAGATCGATGCCAGTAAGCGCCTTTTCTTTTCCATCCACCGTCAGCGTCATGCCGCCTGCGGAAACGGCGGTAAAACGCGCCAGCGTTTGCTGTTCTGGCGTCAGAATCGCGCCTCGCAGCCGGGCAGCGGCGGCGGTTTTCAGCCAGCGGCCTACCCACAGACGCGTCGGGCGCGGCGCCTGTTGAAAATAGAGGCTGGCAGCCTGATATTCCGGCGTTTCCAGCCCGAAATCCGCGCTCACGCCGCTGATATCCGAATAGACGCGCAGCCGCTCGCCGCTGTCGATAACGTCGCTTGGGCCGATGACCAGAAGCGCGCCGAAGCTGCGGGCCTGTGCCGCGCGCGCGGCCATGCTCACCGTCACATTGACGATGTCAGAAACAGGTAAACCCTGTGACATAGTTTTATTCTCCAAAGAAAGCGACCGGTGCGGTCGCCAGGGATTTGATGTGATACGTGCGGGTATAAATGCGACTCAGGGTGACCGTCATGCGGTAACGCCGTTGCCAGTGGTTATCGATAAGCTCGGGAGCACAGATGACGGGCGTACACGCGCAGACCGCAAGCCCAGCCCGGTTAAGCTCATCCTGATTCTGGGTAACCGCCAGACCATCGCGAAACTGCGTGGCAAAACCGGGCGCGCCGGAGCCTGAAAAAAGGCACTGCACCTGAAGTTGCTCGCTGACAGTGAGCAGATCGTCATCAGCGTTGAGCGGTGCCCAGTACGGCGGCGCGGCGTGGATCTCGGTAATGCCGAACGCGCAACCTGCCGTGTCCGGCGTCGCGGCGTCGTCTTGCCACAGCGGCGTTATCGCCGCTTCAGGCAAGCCGCTAACGCCCGCTATCCATTGCGTGAGCGTCCGATTAAGCGCGCTCTCCCAGGCGGGCGGCGAGCCGGTGGGCGTTAGCCACCCCGCGGCAGTAGTATCATTGCTCACTGGTCTACTCCTTCTGTGAGGTAACCGGGGCATTCCCGTCTGACATACGCCTGGAGGCCGGCGAGCTGGCGCGTGACGACGGCGATGCCGGTTCTGAGACGAAAATAATCCCGTTCAGCGGCGTCAGTAAGTCGGGGGGTGACGCCATCATCCACGCGGGCGGCGGCGCGGGAAGCACGCAGGCAGGTGGCGTTGACGCGCAGCCGCTGACGGCCAGCAGCCACATCGCGCTCAAGCGAATCAATGGTTTCCCGTGCATGGTTAAGCTCTCTGGTGTAGCGGGCATCAAGCTGCGCCGTTTGACGCAGGCTCTGCTGAGTGTGTGAAAGCTGGCGTTGCGCAAGCGAAAGCGCAGTGCGGGACTGTATGAGCTCGTTGCGGGTATGATGTAAAGCGAGCAGCAAGCATCCTGCGAGCGCCAGAAGAGTAAGTCTGGAAAACAGCCGGGTCGTCAGGGTGCGCCATAGCATAGCTGTCGCTCCATTTCTCGACGCGTAATAAGCCCCTGCCACTGCCGTCCGCCCGCCCATGTCCAGCGACGCAGCTCATCGCAGGCGCCATTCAGATCGTGACGGTTGAGTTTTGCAAGCAGCGTGGAGCGTCGAAAAGCGCTGACGCCGACGTTATAGGTGAATGAATAGAGTGCGGCTTTCTGATAATCGTTAAGCGTTACCCGAACGCCGCGATTAACCGCCTCGACAGCAGGCTGCATATGCTTTGCCAGCAGTGCCCGACACTCGCGCTCGCTGTAGGTTTTGCCGGCAACGACATCAACGCCGGTCACGCCGGCGCAGATGGTCGGAATGCCCACCGGGTCCTTATAGGGCGTAAGCGATACGCCCTCTTGTTGCTCAATAAACACACTAGCTATTGCGACCGGCCCGCCAACCGAGACAGTAATTAACGCCTTGCGAAACGCATCAGGCATTTTCATCATGCACCTCCGCACGCTCTGCACCCTCGTTAAAAACGGACGCTATCGCCCGGCTGTCCGCCGCCAGGGGCTGCGCTGCGCTTTTCAGGTACTGCCTCAGGAGCGCGGTTCGTTTACGCTCCTCCGCCAGCCGCGCCTGTTGCGCCCGGCGTCTGGCGTTATAGGTCTTAATAGTGAAAAAAGCAGAGAGCGCAGCCCCCAGAATAAAGACGTAATCCTGAAGCGAAAGCACAGAGAAAAAGCCGAGCAGCACGCTCCACCCATAAGTCAGGGCGTGCCCTTCTCCTGGATTCATTAATGCCTCCCGTCATGGGAAGAAAAAGTAAGAGGTCGCTACAGCCACATTCGGTGCTGATAGCGGTTGTCAACATGCGGGGCACAGCGGGTTTCGGGTAGCAGCGCCGCGACCACCCAGTGCAGGTAGTCAGCGCTCAACTGCCGGACGGTTTCGACCCGCCGCGCCTGGTATAATGAAATAAGTTCATCAGCCTGTTGGCTGGTTAGATCATGGTGATAAAACCACGTTTTAGGCACGGTTCCCCCTTGCGCCCTTTGCCGGGCATAGTGTTGATTCAAAAGCGCGGACGCGCCGCTCAACCGAAAGCGAGGGAATGTAAGATCTCCGCCTTCGGGAAACCCGATAAAAGGCGGCAGAGGGAGAAACACTCCGGGCAGCCCGTAGCGGGTATTTATGCCAGACTCATCTTGTGAGGAATCAGGCGTATGGCTTCTCAGCCACGTTCAATACCGCGTTGTCGGCGGCCCGGATTGTTAAAGAGCGGTGTCGGTTAAGAGGCTTTACTTAGCGCTCTCTTGCGTCGACAAATTCACTCTATCAATCGCTTTAACGATTTGCAATCGCTTTCTCTATTGATTGTCAAAAAATCGCTCAGGCGATACACTTAAGTGAAAGACCACGAGGACGTGATAATGAATTTTTCCGATCGCCTGGCAAAAGCGATGGCAGACGCAGGGTATACACAGGGCGCGCTGGCGAAGGCTGTCGGCATGGCGCAGAGCAGCGTCAATAAACTCCTTAACGGCGCGAATGGCTCACGCAATACTGTCGCACTGGCGCGCGTACTCGGCGTAAACGCCGAGTGGCTCGCCGATGGCCAGGGCCTGATGCGCCCGCTCGCGACCGAGCGCACAAGCACTATCGCCTCGCGCAAGGATGTGTATCGCGTTGAAGTATTTGATGTGCGCGCCAGCGCAGGTAGCGGCGTGATGATTCGCGACGAGTTTATCGAGACCATTAAGTCGATTGAGTACTCCTCAGAAGAAGCACGCTCGCTGTTTGGCAGCCGTCCGGCTGACCACATTAAGATGATCGCCGTGAATGGCGATTCGATGTCTGGCACCTTTGAGCCGCGCGATCAGATTTTCGTCGACGTCAGCGTCGATTTTTTCGACGGTGACGGGATCTATATCTTCACGCTGGATAATTATGTTTATATCAAACGCTTACAGCTTCAGCATAAGCGTCTGGCGGTTATCTCGGATAACAAAAAATACGAAACCTGGTACATCACCGATATTGATGAGTCTGGCCTGAATATTCGCGCCAAAGTCCTGGTCAGCCAGTCCCGCGCCTATAAGTTTCACGGCTGATCCCTGCCCGCGCCGAAGCCACTTTTTCTTCGGCCGCCCCATCGCTCTGATTATTCTCTCAGCCCGCGCCGGTCGGGTGTCAATCACTTTATCTAACATTGGTTATCGCTTTTACGATTGAAAACCACAATCGCCTTGTCTATATTAACTGTATAAAAAAACAGTTAACTGGCGCGTAACGCGTCTGTAATTCAAAAAGGAGGATTGAATGGCAGAAATTCATTTTGGCGCAAGCGTAAATGCAGACAACGCCCGGGCACGCCGGCATCAGCGACGCCGTCAGGCGGCGCAGGAAAGAGATAAAATTGACAGAATTGTGGATGAGATTTTTGGCGTTGCGCCGTTGTCGCTCGCGCCGACTACCTTCCGGCCTGCAGAAAATCGGATAGAAAAAGCAACTCGCCTTCCCGCGTTCCGTGAGCCACACAGCGAACCCTCAACGGCAGCACCACAGCGCGTACGTAAACGATCGTCAGATACGTTAACCGGCAGGGCACACCAAAAACGCTTGCGTTTTAGTCGGCCGTTGGTATGAAAGCACGTGAAAAAAGTTTAAGGGGCGATTGCCCCTTTGCAGTGAAACTATCTAAAGGCAGTTTATGAAAGATAAAAAATATTAGAAAGGATTTTATTT